TACAACGCTCTCCAGCTCGTCCTTTGCAGTAAATGTGCAGTATAGTTTATTCAAGTCGTAAAATATATTGTCCGTCATAAATATTTATATTTTTTTCAAACCATGATATGTGTTACCCTGTTTGATGCTTATTGGGTATTGTAAAATCTGTGCGATATCTGCGAATATCTCGCCGTCTTCTGCGCAGTAATCAAATAAGAAGGCATCATATGTGTATAATACTAATTTAGTTTTTTTATCCTCTAAATACTTTAATACTAGCTCTAATAATTCAACATTAGTATATGTTTCAGTACTTTGAACTATATAATTAAATAATTTATTGCGCGTTATATCTTCATCATTACGCGTAAATACTTTATTCATAGTTGAATATGAATTACCATATTGATATGTATCCCACAAATCATCAACAAATATATCAACCTCTTTAAAGAATGGTTGGTTTTTATATTCAGACCAAACACCACCATATAATTGTTTGAATGTTAGTTCCTTTGCTTCTTGTTGTGATACATTCAATAATTTACCTAAATAATCATATGTGTTTTGTTCTTTAGGCAATTCAAATTTAACTAATTCACCTATCAAACGTGGGTGGTAACCCTGGAAATCTAATTCAACAAATTTATCAAATTCGGGTTTATAACATTTACGCTCACCATTGTCTTTATTTAATGCAGCAAAGTTGATGTTATTAAACGTGTTAGATGGGCGTGAAGTGGTTGTATATAAATTATATTGAGTATATAATTTGCCCTTATATAGATTATATTCGGGGTTAGTTAATTTGTCTTTATAGTATTCTATATAGCAGTTTTTATCTGCTTTAATGCCGTTTTTCTCAATATGATAAAATACATCAGTTGTTCTGAAATTATTAAATTGAAACTGTGTATTGGTTAATCTGTATTTGCTAATTATAGGTAACGATTTATCAAATATTGCTTCGCATTCCTCATAATGTTTACTAATTGGAATCAAACAATTAATGTTAGGCATACTAGGGTACTGACGGTAGTAATAATCAGTACACCTAGTGCTAACATCGGTTGTGTCAACGAAAGTAATAAAGTTAATATCGAATAATTTATCTGATAGCGGATACATCCAATGCATCGCTTCTTTTTTATCTAGTATCCATAGTTTACCTGTATGGTTAAGTAACAAATCAAGTACCTCTATCTTATCAATACCAAATGATTCAGTATGATCAAGACATAAAATATATCCTTTCTTATCGTTAAGAGGACGGATATAAACTAAACTTAGTTCAGTTAATGCAGGATGAAAATTATTGTTTTTAGGAATGAACCTAACAAAACAATCCTCAAATTTAGCAGGTAATTGAGATGACCTTTCTATAATGTAAAACATATTTCATAACCTTTATCCTTAAATCTAAGATCAAAGTCTTAGCTTTCCAAAAAAGTCTTTAAACCAGGAATTTCTTTTTCTGCTTGATTTATACTCTTGTCTGGTCCTATAAATGTTGTTTGGTATAAAGAATCTCCCTGTAATGAATCATAAGTTTCTTTACTTATTTCTTTTATTACAGTTGGTTTTACATTTACCTTTTTTGAAAAATATCTTATCCCAATGTTTGGTTTATTCAAAGCAGTAGTAGGAAGTGATGGAACAGGCTTTTGTCTTAAATTCTGTGATGTGATTCCTGATGCTAAGCTAAAAGCAGCGGTTGATAATCTATACAATAATGTGTTCGATTCTTTAGTTTGGATTATTTCTTGAGCATCAGCTTTGTATACTTTACCTTCAAAAAAACGGTTATTAAGTATATAATAATATCCCTTATAGGGAGATTGATTTGATTTATACACAAATTCCCCACCAGAAGTGTATTTACCTGTTTCTATGACGTTTGCTGGTATCTTCATTATTGTGGTAAATCTTTTATACTGTCGTTATATAATGATATTAAATTTCTTTTTGCATTTTGATATGCACCTTCTTTATCAGCAGGAGATACCCATTCATATATATATTTTCTAGACCAATCTTCTGCTGTATCTGCTACTAAACCTCTTCTTTCTATTGTAGATAACATAAAATTCAAATTAGATTTATAGTCAGTAAAAGCAGCAAAACGTCTTACAACACCACCACTATCTATTTTAACTGATGTTCCTATAATGTATGCATCACTATTAGGCCACTTTGCATTATCTGCTTGAATACCAAAGTAATTATTGTTTACTCCTTTGGTTCCATTAGCTGATTCATTTCTCCATATTGCTAATACTGATCTTCTAGCATTAATGCTAAACCTAGTAGCATATTTCAAATAAGCTACTACTTCATCTTTAGTAACTGTTGTTTTTTCAAATTTTACTTCTGGTTTATCAGAATAGTAATTAGGTATAGCTGAAGTGTTTGTTGCTATTGTTAATATTGCTCTAATTGTTTCTAGATTTAATTTAGAGAAATCTTCTCCTGTTGAATCATCTAAAACTATATTTAATGAATCTATTTTAGTTACCCAATCGCCATTTGAAATTGTATGTCCAATAGAGGTAATTGCATTACCTAATTGAACTCCATATCCTTCTCCTCTATATCCTTTAGGAAATACATTTCTAGGTAATTTAAACATATGACCAATAACTAAACCTCCAATACCATCCATTTCACATGAAAATTTAGTTGGAATAAGGTTTCTGTTACTACCTGGTGATTTAGTGATTGATTGGAAATATACAATTACGTCTCTTAAAGCATTTTTTGCATCTGTTACTAAATCATCATAACTTACTTTGTTATTAGATGTAGTTGCTGGGTTTTTAAAAGCAGCAAACGCATCAATTATTTGTGCTAATCCGTTAGTAATATTAGGAATATTATTTTCTATTTTTAGTTCACTTCCTTGACTATCTACTTTTTCAGGAATAATTCGATCAGTTAAACTTCTATTAAAATCAATCATGGTATTATTTTGCATACCTAACTGACCTCCCTTTGCTTGTGAACCAATAGCAATAATAGATGATTGTTCTGGGAATATTTGGGATTGTAAAGAATAATTTCTTACTATTGATGATAAATTATGTAATTGTAATTCAAATAATTTACCATAGATATTTTTATCAGGTTCTGTAAAGTTAATATCTATTACTCTACCTACATTATTGTTAATTGGGTCAACGTGTATTTCAAAGTTATTAACACTACCTATTGCTGTTTGAACAGCACGTATAACATTTTTAACATAATTGTATAAACTAATTTCGTTTTTTTCTTTATTGTCCGCTGATTCTAAGCCTAAACTTAATGCTTGTTGGTAAAGAAAATCAACATTTATGTATATGTTTTTAATAACACCTAGTTCACTATAAGGATCACCATTGTAAAAAAAGTCTAATGGTAATTTTGATATAAATTCAAGATTATCTATTGCTTGGGTTGCTTTTTTAGCAATTGTTGCTTGTGAAATTCCTATGTTAGAATTTGCTTGCACAGAAGCAGGAACAATTACTTTAATATAATCTACATCACTTGTAGAAATTTGTTTTCCTGATGCATCAATGACATTAGTAAGATAAACTTCTACTTTTACTCCAATTTTTTGTAAATCTGCTTTTATTTCATTAGCTACAGATGCATCATCTTTTCCTAATTCTCCATTAAGTACATCTTCTAAATTTTTATAAGTTCCTTTTTGAGATATTAATGATTCAACAATAGCAAAAATTTCTTGGTTTGTGATTAATTTAACACCGTTTTTAAGAGAAGTTTCATCTGTTCCTCCAAATGTACCTCCCTCATATCCTTTTCTAATTAAATTAAAAGAACTTGAAGCGGCTTGGAAATTAATATCTTCTGCAGCTCCAGTAGCGGCTGTAGCAATGATTTCTGATTGGCCATCCTGGTTGTACCATAATGGACTTTTAATTAGGCATACACTAGGATCAACAGATACTTGTAATGGATGAGCTACACATAATAAAGGGTCATTTTTACTTCCATCAGGATCAGTATAATAAACAGACATAGATACTAATGGTTCTCCTAATTCTCCATTTACTGATTTAGATCTTGCTAAAATGTGTTTATTTAAAACATCAAATACACCTTCTAATGTAATATATGATTGCCAGTTACCATTTGAAATACTATTTGTATTAGTACTAGTAGTGTTTTTAGCATAAGGAATTTCTAATGCTATAACTTTATCCTTTAAAATAGAACCATCTGGTATTTGAGATCCTTGTTCCTTGATTTTATAAAGAGCTTCAGCCCAAACACCAGCTAATATATTCTTTTTATAAGCACTAGTCCATTCAGTTGTATTACCAGGTCTTGCAAAGTCTTTTGTTAATAAACCTTGATCTGGTTTTTCTATTTTGCTTGGTAAAATGTAATTTACCTTTAATGATTCAATTATTTCACCTGTAGAAATTATTGTTGTATTACAATCATATCCTCCATCTGCTCTAGCTGACCATTGATAATTTTTAACATAGCCAAACATTGCATCATAGTTGCCATAATATTTTACAGATTTTTCATATAATTCTCTGAATAATACTGTCCTACTTGTTGCTGGTTTGTTTATTATATCATAATAATCTGTAAAGGTAGATTTATATTTACCTCCATTGTCTAGATAAGGCAACCATCCCCATTCTATAAGTACAGTATATCCAGGACGCATATATAGCACTTCAAGATCTTCCAATTGTTGAAGATCCCAACATTGAAAGTTTACTACTACCTCTCTTAATGAACCATATGCTGATTTTGATTTTATATCAATTGAAGTAATACCAGGCATTGGTCTAATACCTCTTTGGTAATTATTTTTACTAAAAGGACCTTTAACACTGTAAGCACCACTAAAATCATTGCCTACTCCTGATTTTAAATTACCTGTAATTGAAGTTGCTGTTATATCATTTAAAGTACCTCCCTGCAAAACATAACGTTTTGCTAATTCGTTTGATCCGTTTACGTTTACACTTGACGACATTCTAATCCAAGCATTACGTGAAGTAATGTATTGGATGTTTTGAGGAGTACGATTTATCATCGCATCCTGACGGCGCCTTAACTGCTCTTGAACGGTTGGAGAAAATGTACTTTTAAATATTGACATAACATTTATCTAGCTTGATTGAACTGGTTATATAAATCTAAAACATAGTTTAAATCAGTTGGTATTCTTAATTGTGTACCTGGTTCTGGATATAATTTTCCATTAGTGGCATTGTTATTAGCCATTGCTATAACCCACCATAGAGTAGCATCTTTATAATATGAATAAGCTAATGAATCTAATCTATCCCCAGCTGTAGTAATTACATACACATCGCTTTCAGATAAAGGTATATTTGGATAATACTTACCTTTAAAATAAGGACGGTTTGTAAATTCCGTTTTTAGCACTATTGGGTTATCATATCTTTCCATATTATAATGTTGGTACAGCAGTGTTTATGCTACCTGTTATATATTGATAATCATTTATATTTTGAGCAATATTAGATACCAAATTAGATTTCTGAGAAACTAAGTTAGCACCTCTAGTTTGAGAACCAATAGGAGTAAATGACATGTTTACCTCTACAACATGAGGTAATATTAATAATTTATCTCCTGCTGGTTCACTTATAGCAATTTCCCAAGGTGAGTCTTGAGGTATACTATAAGACAATGAATTTAATACACAAGTTTGGCCATCTATCCAGTTTCCAATAGTCATTCTTACTAATGGACCTCTCATTATATTATCTTTATAATCAGGCATTAAATTACTCATTAGATAATTTAATTTCTGATACATTGGTTTCATTTCTTGTTCTGACAATGCTGCTACTTTAAATCCAACTTGCATTTTACGACTAAAACCATTGTATATATAAAAGTTTTCACCACGTCCTGCATATTTGATTTCATTCCATTGAGCATCTACATTATCTGATAATTGGGTAAGATATGCTCTAAATATCATCCAATTAGCAAGTGTTGGATCATCACCATTTAATGCTTGTATTCTAAATTTAACTAGATCATTTATATTATAAGTATTATCTCCTATTTTTAGTTTATCACCTACTGTACCGGCTCCATATGAAAATATAGGAGTTAAGTTAATCTGATCTCTTCTTCCACTACCTACTCTAACTTCACGATTAGCATTTTTCCAGGTACCATTAACATTTTTGCTTAATTTAATAGCAATAGGTTTATCTATACCGTTTTGATAAGTAATAACATTATTAGTATAACCACTAATATTACCATTATATAAATCACCACCCCCAAACAATCCTGCTCCTACTCCTAAATTGGTATTTTTAAAAGGATTAAAAGCAAACACAGATCCAGATTGTTGTTGCTTTTCTAGTTGTGTTTTTAACTGAGTATACTTAGCAATAGCATTGTTTGAAGTATACTTAATTGGAGGAGGAGGAGGTGTAACTGTATTTCCATTATTGGAAATATTATTTGCTGAATTTATTTGAAGAGGATTAAAATAGTCTTTAGATACACCTAAAGCATTAGTATAACTAACTACTCCTCTTGCTTGTCTTGGATATTTGTTTATAAGTTTTAAAGAAACATCATCTTGAGGTGTAGAATATACATATCTTCTTATGAATGTCTTTCCAACACCATATACAGATCCAGGACCTGCAGTATACTCATCTATCATTTGTTGTTGCGGCTTAATAAAAGTCGATACAAATGGTAAACGAGACAAAAAGTTTTGAATTGCGTTTAAAGGAGTATTTGCTAATGGGCTTTGTTTAGGTAATAATTTAATAGCTTTTTCAACTAGTCTATTTGTGCTACCCTTAGGTAACCCAGCACCAACAAATGACGTATTTTGATTATTTGCTTGTGCAATTGCTAAATATTTAGTATTATCATCTTGCACAGGTAAAATACCATGTCTATTAAAATGTACACCTAAAAAATTAACAGGTACTTGAGCTAAAGTATTAAGTCCTAAATTATAAATTCTAGTTGGCTGTAGTAAGCCATTAGTTAATGATCCAAAATCACCAGAAAAGGCATTAGTAACTCCAGCAAGTCCTCTTCTAGTTTCTAAACGTGGATTTGATAATTGTAACCCTACTTGCTTTACTATCCATAATGGACCTTTAGGTAAATCAGTAAGAAATTTCCCAATACGGATAGTATCATTTAGTGAAGCTTTAGCGGCACCTATAATTCCCCCTCTAATTAAACCACCATCAAAAGCAATGCCTGGATCAGCTTTATTGATATCAGTTTTAATGTAGGGTTGTCCGCTATTCCCTCCGCCTAACTGATCTTGTCCATACTTAAGTGATTTTAAGTTGGTTTTTAAGTCAAGTAACGGCATTTAATTTATATTAATAGCGTCCTCCAGCTGGTCCTAAATCTTTGTATCTACGACCGGTACTTGATTTGTACACTTGTGATACTACACCAACAGGTGTTAAGTTTGGAGCCATTGGATCTAATTCATCCATCTTTGATGGTTGAGGTTTATTTGGAAGATTTCTATTAATTAATCTCCAAGTTACATCAGGCTGACCATATACTGAGTACAAATTGTGTAAAGAGTTAGGTGGAACTGGGTTAACACCAAAGTTTGCAGGTTGTCCACCTCTTAAACTTAATGTACCTTGTGTACTTAATCTGTTAATTAAACTCATGATTATTCTTATTTAATGTTTGGTATAAATATTTAATGGTTATGCGAATTTATATGTATTTTGTACTGATGTGGTACTTACTTCTTTTGAAAAGGCATCTTTACCTTGTATATAAGCCACAGCAGGACGTGACGCTAAATTATTAACAGCTGCTTTAACTTCATTTATAGCAGCAATCATTGGGGTTAAATCAATACTGCTTCCACCGTTAAGCATTTTATCAGCTTTTGGTGAATTTAATGGTATAATAGCTTCAGGACCAGCTTCACCAATAGTAGCATTATTAATTTCGCTTGTTACGATACCACCAGCAGCAAATTCTTCTTGTTTTTTAGGTTTTGCCATTAATGCTTCAACACCTAATATAGCACCACCCAATACAGCTAAACTTAATAATCCCTTAACTGGATTTAAAAAGGTCATAATACCAATAGTAGTGAATAATACTCCTTTTAGTATTGCTCCAAGTGAACTAGCAGGGCCTAACAAACCATTAATTATATCTCCAATTAATCTAAATGGAGCTCCTATTAATGTTACTATTTGTAAAGCATCAGATAATAAACTTAACATTAATCCTAAAGGACCTGCTACTAAATTACCTAATAAATCTTTTAATTTATCTACAGCATTATTAAATTTCTCTTGTGCTGTTAGTTGTTCCATTCTTTCAAGAGCTTCTTTACCACCAATAGCTAATATCTCTTCTCTTGATTTATTTAAATATTGTTGTTTAAATAACTGATCTGAAAGAGCATCTGCTGATAATCCTAAAGCTTCTGCTAATGATTTTTGAGCGATAACATTCATTTCTGAGAATGTATTGAAATCAACAGCTTGTTTAGATAATTCTTCTGCTACTGTTTTTTGATCACCCATTAAAGCAGCCATTCTTGCTCTTTCAAGATTCATCTGCTTACCTGTTATTAATTCAGCTTTTAATTCATTTTCAATTGATGATTCGAAATTTAAAAGCGATTCAGCTTGAGCTTTAGTTTGTTCAAGTGTAGTACCTAATGCTTGTGTTTTAGCTATTGCTTCTGCTATTGCAGCAGGATTAGCTTTAAAATTAGCTAATAATTGTCCTGCTACTTTACCTGTTGCTTCTAATATTTTTCTATTATCTAAACGTAGCTTAGTTTCTTGTTTTACTTTTTCAATAGCACCAACTGTATTAACAGTAATTTGTCTTGCATTTTTACCTGTTGCTAAAGTTATTTTAGATAAACCAACAGCTGCTTCTTCACTAATTTTAACTTTTTGAGTTAAATTAATAAATTCCTGATTAATGCCTTGTGAAAATATTTTGGTTATACCTAAAGCATCACTTAATTTAGATTGAGCTTCTAATAACTTATCTGTTGTGATAGCAGTATCATATATAGCTCTGCTTTGTTCAACAAATTGTTCTCTTACAAGATAAGCCTCATCTCTAGTTATTACTAAAGATTTATTAAGTGCAATAATTTGTTTATCAGCTTTGTTTGCTTCAGCAGCTAATTGTACAAATATAAGAGGTCTAACTTCTTTAAGAAAAGCAGCATATCCTGCTTGTAATCCAGCCATTCCCCCTCCTGCTTTTCTAGAAGCAATAGCTGCTTTTTCAAAAGCACTAGAAAATTTTCCTAATCCTGGGATTATAGATGAGAATTTGTTTAGTTGGCCAAAGAATGTTTTATCTAATTTTTTAGATTTATCTAATATTCCATCTAATTCTCTATTTTCTTTCTTTAAAGTTGCTAATTGATCTCTTAAAATTGAAAGTTGTAATGCTCCTTCTACATTAGCTAATTCTTTTAATTTAGTATATAATTCTTCTTGTTTAACTATATCTGTTGTAGCATCTATTTGTTTTTTTAATATACTAATTTGTTTTGCTGCACTTTGAACTCTTTTATCATTAACATTAACAATTCTAGATTCTATAGCTGCTTGTGATTCTTTATTTTTAAGTATCTGTTTTTCAAGATCTTTAGTAGCATTAATGTTTTCAGCTAATGTAGCTTCTAATTGAATGCGTTTATTAATTTTTGAAGTAATATCACTTTCAAATTTAGATAATTGACGTTGTAATTCTAAACGTTCAGTAAGAATTTCATTCCTTCTAGCTTCAGAATCAGCTATAGATTGTGCATTAGCTGCATCCTGTGGTGTAGGTTCCATAAATCGTATAGGTGTAAAGTCAGTGCGCATGGATATAAATATTTAAAGCGCCTATTTTTTCGGCGCTTTAACAGTGTATGTTGGTTTTGGAGCTATGTTTGGTTTTGCTACGTCTTTACCAGATTTATTTTTAAGCATATTTTGTTGCTTTTCCATTTCTTCTTTTTGCTTTTCATAATGCTCACGCATTGTTTCAAATGTAAAGCGGCGCAACCAAATAGGCATATTGTATATAGTATTCCAGTCATATCCACCCTGACCATTAAATACTATTTCGTGTATTTGTCTAAATAAATTTAATCTATACTCTGGAGTCAGGCCAAAAAAAGCTAAGTGAAATAGGTATAGCTATACCCTCCCCTGTATAGCTATCATCTTCAGGGATATATACTAAGTTAATATCTGGAGATACTTGATTATAAAATTCACGTAATGCTCTAGCATCAGGTGCTAATAAATAATTATCAACGAAATCACGAATATCTTTTAATTCACGTTTACCTTCAATTGAAGTAATAATGTGTTTTAAACGTGTAGTAACGTCTGTAGATGAATTTGGATTAACTTTTTGTAAACCTTTAATTTCAGCATCTATTTTTTGTTCATCACCATGTGTCAACAATTTAAATGTTACTGTATTACCTGATTTAGGTAAAGTAAATGTAAATTCATTTACACCTTTTGTATACAAAGATTCATCTAGTGGTTTATCTTCTAATTTAGATAAATCAACAGTTGCTTCTTTTTCTATACCTCCATCATAATATTTGAAATTATAATCTTTACCATAGCCTAATACACGAGCAGCAACTAATATTGCGTTTTTATCACCAACTAATATTTCGTTATAATTAATAGGTGTAACAATTAGTGCTTGTAATAATTTATCGATTACTGTGCCCTGGCGGATAAAGTTAGTATTAGTAAGGATATCTTCTTCCTTAGCTGTCATATACTTCATTTCAATTTTACCACTAGATAATGGGGATTCTTTCGGGTAAAGTAATCCTTTTGAAGGTAAGGAAACGGTTTCTGTTGGGATCTTTAATTCGGCCATAAACTATTTTATTATTATATATATAAATATACGCAGAAAAAAAGTGTTTGCAAAAAAAGCAAACACTTAATCTTATGAATACGAATGATTTCTCTCTCATCGTTTGCAATAAATATAAAAAAAGGTGTCTGCTTTCGCAGACACCAGAAGAGAGAAGTATAAAGGGGGAATTAGAAGTTCAATACGCAGTAATCCATAGCGATTGTTACTGAGAGATTGATTGCAGCATCATTAGCCCAATCGTATTCACCAAAAGTTGCTGTTTTGCAATAAGCACCTTTGATAATCCACTCACCAACCACATCACCTACAGGGCCGAGAATGTCTAATGTTAAATCTTTCTTATAAAAATCAGAATAACCATCGCGGCCAGTTACTGATTCGTGTGCTAAACGAGCCCATTCCATCACTGCTTGAGCACCAGATGGGGTTACAGGGTCGTAGAGGCTTAAAGTCATATCATTCCAACGAACTTTACCTTTAACTTTACGGTAAACGTTGATATGATCGAGAATAATTTCACCAGCTTCAAATCCAGGGGCAGTTGCACTTTTAATCAAGTATGAAGGAATACCATCAATATACATGATAAAGCGATTCTGAACTTTAGGTTCAAATGCTGTGAACATTATTTCGTTAGCGTCTAATACAGGCATTTTATTTTAATTTTTTATTGCTATCAATAAATATTAGCAACTACATCCCCTTAGGCAGGGAATGTAGCGCCAGTTGGTAATACGTTAAAGTTCAAGATAATAAATTCAGCTGTCTTAGTTGGTTGGATATAAATCTGACCTACTAATTGGTTACGATCGATTACATCAGGTGTGTTGTTTGATTCATCCATCACCACTTTGTAAGCATATAAACCTTGACGTTGTACTACTGATTCAAGATATGGATTAACTTGGGCTAAGAAGCGGTTACGAGTAACGTTAGTGTTTTGTTCGAATACTAAGTTATTACCTACTTGGCCAATATAGTCTTTTAATGCTATCAACAAGCGACGAACGTTTACGCGATCAAGAGCTGTTGATTTCTTTTGTAATGTTTTCTGACCGAATACTACAACACCTTCTCCAGGGAATGTAGCTAATGGGTTAACATTTGCTTGATACAAATTATCACGATCGTTTTGAGATAATTTTCTTTCAGCACGTAATACTGAAGGAACACCACCACGATTTAAACCTGCAGGAGCAAACCAGCTAGCAGCAACTTGATCGTTGAATGCATAAACACCACCCATTACTGTTGATGGAGGACACCATACAGCTTTACCTAAGCCAGAGCTATATAATTGTACCCAAGGCCAATATGTTGCAGCGTAGTTGCTGTTTTGGCCCTGAGCTGCAGTGGCGGCTGTTGTTACTACAGCCCCATATTTCTTAGTATCTACAACAGCAATAGCATCACCACGACCCTCACAAGTAGAAATCATAGTTGAAACTGCGTTGCCTATTGTATCTAAACTAATACCAGGAGCTAATAATACGTTAAAGCGATATTCGTCTTTATTTGCTAATAAGTTGAAAGCAGTAACATAATCAGAAGGCATGAATCCTTGAATGTTAGCGCTAGTTGAAGCACCATCACCAATCAATTCATTAAAATTAGCTCCTAAATTTGTTGCTTTAACACCACCCGCAAAAGCACCACCGATTGAACCACTACCTAATGCTGGTAAAGTAGTCGCATAAGATCCTGTTTTGAAATTACCGTTATTATCAATTGAATCAACGTTTGGAGTTGTTATTGATTTAACACGTACATATTGAGAAGTATTAGCATAAGAACCAGTGTAATCAATATATGGGCTTCCATCACTATCTAATTTGTAAACTGGTTTATAATCACCAATTACACGAGAGATAAAATTTGGTAAAGCTGGGTCTAATGATAAATTAGACCATGTTTCTAAATAGTTAGGTTGAGCAGTATTGTCGTTACCAGCGCGAATTGCTAAGGTAAATATTCCACTACCAGTGTTTACTTGCGTAATTTCCCAACGAACATTAGTTGCAGTACCGTTTGCTAAAGCACCGGCTGACATGCTACCACTGTTATTCATTTGGTCACCCCAAGCTAATGTTTCAAGCACAAATGAAGTTGCTTGAGTAGAAACATTAACACCACCACCTAAAGTAATAAAGGAAGTTTGGAAATCTACTCCAGAGCCTGTTACTAATGTAATTCCATTAGCATAAGCTCCTGCTACAGAACCGGAGAGGGTTAATGTAGTTTGGGAACCAGATGCTTTTAATATATCAACACCAGAAAGTGCAGCAGATGAAGACAAAGCACTATTAATAGAACCAGTCAAATTAGCTATTGTTCCTGCTAAGTTTGAACCTGTACTAAAGAAATAAACATTACCATCAATATCATTGCTAGGGATTGGATCACCAGAAGCAACAAATCTATAAGTAACACCGCTATATGCTATTCTAACTTCAGTGCCTGCTGTGAAAGCAGCAGCTATAGTATTACTACCAGTTGCATAAATAGTACCAACAGAATCTTGACTAATTACACTAGCAGAAGAATATGTACTAACATTACTAGATCCACTAATAATTCTAGTTACAAGCAATGTTTGACCACCATTTTGGAAGAAATCCCTGGCGGCCATTGATGTAAAGTATTCGTAGTAGTAACTACCACTTTTAAATGTTTCTCCGAACTTAGCTGCGTATTCACTATAGGAAGTTACATAGGTAGGAACAAATGGTTGACCCAACACAGTTGGACCAACGATGGCTGTTGACGTACCCTGTATACCCTGCTGCACCAATGACTGGTCAGACTCATTTTGGAATACACCAGGAGATAAAATTTTTTCGCCCATTTTATGTTATTGTTTTTGAAAATTTAATAGGATTGACCTAATAATAAATATCCAAAAACCATTACAAAACGCGAAACTACTGTTGGACAGGTGTTATTTCCCCAGTTTCAGGATTAACATTTCCGGCCCCATATTTTTCTTGAAGGGATTTGAACAGTTCTGATTCTTTTTGTTCGATTGTAGTTAAATCACCAAGTAGTGCTTTTTTATCTGATTCGCGTTTTTCAATTTGCTCTAGCAATGCTAAACGCTGTGCCTCAGCTAAGCCGATTTCAAACAAAGTTTGATTGTACTGGGATTGTAAATCTTTAATAGATTGTAATTCTTCTTGTGTTAATTTTGCCATAACTATATTTTATTTTTCCCATTTAGCTAATGGGCAAGCTTCATGCCCTGGTTTGGGGCTAAATACTTTTTTGCTTAAAGGACAACCACATTCACCACAAATGAATGTAGCAGCGGCTGTTATGTAGGTTTTTTTCTCGCATGAATCACATACACTAGCTCTATATTCAGCTATTGCTTGTTGTTCAGATGTTGGGTTCGCAGCTGCTACCCATGCCTTGAATATTTCAGTTATTTTATTCATCAACCTTAATCAATTTGAAGAATGTGTTGTAGACACCATCGGTTTCTACGTTATCAAATTCTTCAAGCTTAAAACCTTTGTATTCTAATTCACGTTCTTCTTGCAACAGGGCATTGAAGTCGTTCTGGAATTTGATAAAGTCAGGATTGATTTCACGTGAAACTATTTCTTTGGTTTCATCATCAATTACCTCATTAATATAAAGAGGAATACTAATGGCGCCGTCTTCTTCTTTGCCGTATTTTTTAATCAACTCTTCTTTAAGTTTCTCGCAAGCTTCTTTTTCAGCAGCTACTTTTTTACTAAGATCATGTAACCAATACTTAGTAGTTAACTTAATTTTTTCGCTTAATAAGCCTTTAGATAAGGCTTCGCCTGTTTGTTGATTAATAATACCATTCAATTCAGATTCAAGCTGGTAAAATTCAGCTAATTTCAACGTAACTTTTTCCATATTATTACTTCTCTTTTTTTACTAGCTTTTTAGCAGCTTTTTTCTTAGGAGCAGCTTGTTTTGCTTTAGCAACTACTTCGTTTACTTCAGCTTTAACTTCAACAACTTTTTCTTTTACTGCTTCGATTGGTTTTTCGATAGCATCAGGAATGTTGTTGTTGTTAGCGTCAGCGATTTTGCCTTTTTTCATTAAAACAAAAGCAGCAACCGCAGCAGCAAGTACGAGAACGATGATAAGTGTTAACATATATTTGTTTTTTTGGTTTCGTATATAAATATATCAAAAAGTTGGAAGACAACCAAATTTATTTATTACTTAAATAGAACATATTCCGTCGTATGCGTTTATATAAATAGCATTTGAACTATTAATCAAACCATTATACGTTATTTTATCGTTAGTACTATTTGTATTCTGACAATCTACTGCCGGGGTACTAGCTGTGATTTCAATTCTCTGTCCTCCGGAATTATGTCCATAAAAAACTTGAATATCATACGTACCAAATTGGTTTGTAGTGAATGTTCCGGAATCGCCAGCATTTATGGTAAAGTCTATGCCGCTGACGTATGTTACGTTAATACCGTTAATTTCAACAGCGGTGATCGGTAAGTCTAATGAATTATTAGTTATATAAACATATTGAATGCTAGGTGCTTCTTGTACCCAAATTTTAAATGACATAGTATAATAGTTTTATGGACATGCTCCTAGCATTACAAAATATAAGTTACTTCCACTACTTGCATTGTAAGTGTAAGTATAATTGAAGCTCATATTCCCACCAACAGATCTTGTTATGTAGGTAGCAGAACCTGTTCCATTAGCTCCTGTATTGTTCCATGGTTTACCGTAATAGACTCTAATTTCCTCTCCTAAATTAGAACTACCTGAAATATTAATATTAAGTGTAGTACTGGAAGTACCTGCGTTTACAATTAACATTGTAGATGGGTAGCAATATTGAGCTACATCTGCATGTTGGTATAAATTTCCGGTTACGTTAAGTTCTATAGAAGCAGTGTGATTATATCCGTACCAGGCAGACATAGAAAAATTCTGAAACTGCATCATAGATGACGAACTAAATCTAGAGCCTGAAGATAGTACGTTTATAGGTGCGTAATTACCTCCTTCAAAAAAATTATTATAGCCCCAAACCCAGTCG